GTTCAAAAAATAGGTTAACAATAAAATATAATACATGAAATTTAAAAATGACATAGAAGCTGAAGCAATAATAGAGGTACAATCTGGTCTTAAAGACAAAGATAATCTATTAGGATCAGCTGGTCAATTATTATCTTCTACTGGTAGTCAAGTTAGCTGGGTGGATGCTTCTGGTCTTTCAGCTAAAACAGCTGAAGCTGTTGTACAACCTATGAAAGCTAACGAAGCTTTAAGCAAAGGTGATCCTCTTTATATAGTAGGTTTTCAGGCGGGTCAAGATGTAAATATAGTAGCTAAAGCTGATGCCAGTAATTCAGCTAAAATGCCTGTAGTAGGTGTATCTGATGACGACTACTCAAGTCAAGACTTTGGTACAATGACTGCTTTTGGAAGCTTTAATGGAGCTTTCGATACTACTGGTGGTACTGAGAACTGGAGTGTTGGAGATATTATATATGTTAAACCAGGAGGTGGACTTACAAATGTAAAACCAACTGGAACTAACTTGATACAAAACATAGCTATTGTATCTAGAGTGCAACAAAATACTGGAGAATTAGAAGTAATAGCTCTTGGTAGAACAAATGATGTTCCTAATCTTCCAGCAGGTAGACTGTTTGTTGGTACCGCTACTAATACATCATTGTCATCAAACGTTGTATATATAGACGAGGCTAATAATAGAGTCGGTATTGGAACATCTTCACCTTCAGCTAATTTAGAAATAGCATCTACAGGAACAGGTGATGCTATTCTAGTAACAAATAATGACGCTACTAGTACTGCGGCTCCTGTCTTAACACTTAAAAGAGATAGTGCTAGCCCAGCAGACGGTGATTATTTAGGTCAAATAAAATTTAAAGGTGAAAATGATGCTAGCCAGGAAATAGTATACGCTAAAATAACAGCAAAAACATCTGATGTAACAGATACAACCGAAGATGGTCTTATAGAAACAGCTGTTAAAAGCGGTGGCTCAAATCTTATTGTCTCTAGACAAACAGGTACTGATTTAAAACTTATAAATGGTGTAGGTATTGAAGTAGATGGTGATGCAACTTTTTCAAGTGGAAATATAACGTTAGGCGGTACAGGTAGAATACAAGGTATAGATACTGTATCAGCTACTACAGATGCTGCTAATAAAGCTTACGTAGATGCTAATGTTGGAGCGACAGATTTAAACGGTTTAACAGACTGTTTAGTTGATACCGAATCACTTTACGTTGGAGAAGTACCAAGCGGATTAATTGGAAATCCTCAAAATAATACAACATTAGGTATTGATGCTGGAGATAGTTTAACAAGTGGAGTAAAAAATACTTGTATAGGTAGTGATGCTGGTACATCATTAACAACTGCTAACGAAAATACTGCGGTTGGATATCGAGCTTTACAAAATCAAAATACAATAGGTAATACTGCTTTAGGTGTATTGTCTGGTGGAGCTGGTTCTGGTGGTGATTATTCAGTATATGTAGGATATAAGTCTGGGCAAAACAATGGTGTTAGTGGGCATGTTTCAATAGGTACTGAAGCAGGTTACTCAAACACCTCTGGTGATAGAAATACGAATGTAGGTTATAAAGCTGGATATCAAAACACAACAAATAGTTATAGAACGTATTTAGGTTATGAAGCAGGAAATTATAATTCAGGATCAGGAAACACAGGAATAGGATATAGAGCTTGTAACGGGTATTTTAGTTTTGGGGCTGGACAAGGTACAGGGGCTAATAACACAGCTGTTGGATATGAAGCACTCTCTTCGTTAAATGGAACTGGAGCTGCTAATAACACGGCTATTGGAAGAAACGCTTTAGGAGGCGTGATAACTGGTGGTAACAATACTGCTTTGGGCTTCAGTACAGGATCAACTATAACCAGCGGTAGTAACTTAACTGTATTGGGTTACGGTGCGGAGCCAAGTTCCGCTACCTCAACAAATGAAATAACTTTAGGAAATGCATCAGTTACATCTTTAAGAATACCAGGACTACAATCAAGTGCTTCTGACGGCGATGTGCTTACGTACTCTTCAAGTACTGGTAAAATAACATTAGCTGCTGCTGGTGGTGGTGGAGCAACAGATTTAAATGGATTAAGTGATTGTTTAGTTGATACTGCTTCTTTATATGTAGGTGAAGTACCAAGTGGATTATCTGGAAATCCACAGTCTAATACTGTTCTTGGTATTGATGCAGGTGTAAGCTTAACGACTGGAGACAGTAATACTTTAATCGGTAATAACGCAGGAGATTCTATAACTGGAGGCACAAACAGTGTTGCAATAGGTTTTGATGCGTTAGCCAGTACCACAACTGGTGGAAGTAACGTTGCAGTAGGTACAAGAGCCTATAAAAATGGAAGAGCTAATTCGAATGTTTATATTGGTAATAGTGCTGGAGAAAATGCAAATAGTGGCGTATGGCAAATAGGTATTGGAGATTCTGCTGGATTCAACAACACTGGAGGAAGTAGTATTGGAATAGGCTGGTTTGCTAATAGAAATAATTCAGCAACAGGAACTATATCAATAGGTCACCAAGCAGGTTATTCAAACACTTCTGGAGCATTTAACACAAATATAGGTTATAAAGCAGGATATTCAAACACAACCAACCAAAATCGAACTATTATAGGTTATGAAGCTGGATATTTTTCAACAGGTTCTTATAATACTTTTTTAGGATATAGAGTTGGTTATGGTTCATCAGGTAATACAACAGGAGAAAGAAATGTAGCTATCGGAGATATTGCTTTAACAGCTTTGCAAGGTGGATATAGAAACGTAGCAATAGGTACAAATTGCGGACAAGGAGTTACCTCTGGTAACCAAAATGTTATGATAGGAGATTTCGCTGGTTCAAGTTTAACAACTGGAGCAGATAATGTTATTATAGGACAAAATGCACAATCAAGTTCAGCAACTGTATCTAATGAAATAACTTTAGGTGCTTCAAATATTACATCTTTTAGAATCCCCGGCATCCAAAGCGGAGCAAGTGATGGCGATGTTTTAACATATAACGCTTCGGCAGGTAAATTAGAATTACAAGCTGCTGGCGGTGGAGGTATAGATGGTAGTGGAACAGCAAGTTATATTCCAAAGTGGAGTGATTCAGATACTTTGACAGATAGTGGTATTTATGACTCTGGAACTAACATTGGTATCGGTACAGCAACTCCAAGCGCAAGGTTACAAGTAATTGGAACTAGCACACCTGCTAAATTTTATTACAATAGTAGTTTTACAAATGCTCAATACACCGCGGTCAATATTGGTATGATGACTAGTGGTACAATAGCTGATGGTTTTGGACCTAAACTTACATTTAGGACGGGTGGTAATGGTTTTGATGGTTATGCAGCTGCGGATATTGGAACAAAAAGAAATGGGGCTGATAGCACACATGATCTTACTTTTGCTACAAGTACAGGTGGTTCAATGACCGATAAAATGATTATAAAAAATAACGGTTACGTTGGAATAGGTACTACTAGCCCTTCAGCTAAATTAAGTATAGAAGGTACTACCGGTACATCAAGTAGTAATTTGTTGACAATAAAGTCTAATACTTCTTTTCCTTTTTCATCTATTCATATTGTAGATTTTATAAATAGCTCTGGTTCAACTGTAGGAAAAATTCTTATGAATACTTCGTCAGTGACATACTCTACTACTTCTGACTATAGATTAAAAGAAAATATAGATGAAATATCTAACAGTATTAATAGAGTTAAGCAATTAAAACCTAAAAGGTTTAACTTTATAGGCGAAGCAGATAGAACTGTTGATGGATTTTTAGCGCATGAAGTAGCTGAAGTAGTCCCACACGCTGTTGACGGAGAAAAAGACGCTATAGATTCAAAGGGTAAACCTATTTACCAAGGTATTGATCAAAGCGCTATTGTACCTCTGCTAACAGCAGCATTACAAGAAGCAATAGCTAAAATAGAAGATTTAGAAACAAGAATACAAGAACTAGAAAATAAATAAATTATGATTACATATAGTTGGAATTGTAAAACAGTAGATTGTTATCCTCAACAAGACAACGAAAATAATGTAGTATATAAAGTACACTGGCGAGTAACTGCTATTTCAAGCGAATTAAATACTGAAGGTCAACCCTATTTAGCTGATAGTATTGGTACACAAACTTTAGACACTAGTGATATTACAGATTTTATACCTTTTGAAGAGTTAACAAATGATGAAGTTACTGCTTGGACTAAATCAGCAATGGGAGACGAACAAGTCGAACAAATTGAATCTGGTCTTGAATATGAAATAAACTCTTTAATTACACCTAAAAGCATTACTCTTACTATAGAGTAACTATTACTTATAACATAATAACAAGGGTAAAAAAATAAAAAAACGAGTAATAATACAAACATACCAATTAAATATATTATTAAGTTAAATTAAATTAAATTAAATTATGTCAGACAAAATTGTCAAGAACCTTAATTTTGGTGAAAACGCTAAAAACACGGTTTTTAAAGGTATAGAAAAACTAACAAAAGCTGTTAGTTCTACATTAGGCGCAAGCGGTAAATGCGTTATTTTAGAAGACGGTAGTGGTAAACCTGTTATTACTAAAGATGGTGTAACAGTTGCAGATTCTATCGTTTTATTAGATCCAGTAGAAAATATGGGTGCAACGCTTTTGAAAGAAGCAGCTCGTAAAACAGTAAAAGAAGCTGGTGACGGAACAACAACAGCAACAGTGTTAGCTCATTCAATACTAAAGGAAGCTTACAAGTTAAACAATGAATATAATAGTAGAGATTTAAAAAACGGTATTAATAATGCTACAGAAAGAGTAGTTAAGTACCTAGAAAAAAACTCTATAAAAGTTACAGGAGACATGATTGACTCTGTAGCTACTATATCAACAAATAACGATCCAGTTTTAGGGAAAGTTATTGCAGATGCTTTTAGATCTGTAGGTGAAACAGGTGTAGTAATAATGGAACCTACTAGCGAATCTGAAACCTACGTAGATGTTGTAGAGGGTATACAGTATGATAAAGGACTTACAAACTCTAACTTTGTAACAAACAAAGCTAATAAAACAGCTGAACTAGAAAACCCATTAGTTTTGTTAATTGATTCACCTGTTGAAAGCATTAGACAAATACAATCAGTATTAGAGTATGTAATTAAAAACAACAAACCTTTATTGATTATAGCCGACATAGAGCAACCTGTTCTATCTGCATTAGCTATGAACAAAGTAAAAGGTAATATAAAAGTAAACGTTATAAACGCACCTACTTTTGGTATAAGTAAAAAAGACATGTTAACTGATTTGTCCATGCTTACTGGAGCTACAATTATAAACGAAGACCTTGGAGATGATCTTGATTTAATATCTGTAGATAAGTTAGGTGAATGCGTAAAGAGTATTACTAGTGATCAAGAAACTATTATACAGGTTAAAGAAGTATCTGAAGAAGTAAATGAGATTATTAGTAAAATAAAAGAGCAATTAGAAACTGAAAAATCTCCTGCTCAAGTTATAAGACTTGAAAAACGTCTTGCTCGTTTATCTGCTAAAGTAGCAGTTGTTAAGGTTGGAGCAAATTCAGAGATCGAACTCAAAGAAAAAACAGATAGAGTAGAAGATGCTATCTGTGCTACTAAAGCCGCAATAAAAGAGGGTATAATACCAGGTGGAGGTATTGCTTTGCTTAATGCGTCTACTAATACAAAAGCTAAAAATGAAGGTGAAGAAGTTTTGCTTAATGCTATAAAAGCACCTTACGAAACTATTTTAACTAACGCAGGTCTTGAAGTTGTTTATCCTCAAATAAAAAATAGAGGTTTAAATGTGGTTACAGGAAAAGACGTGAATATGGTACGAGCAGGTATTATTGACCCATTACTGGTTACTAAAAGTGCTCTTAGAAACGCGGCTTCAGTAGCAACTACAATATTATCTACAGATTATGTAATCAATAATTTAAGAGTTGGAGATGAAAGCAATAGGTAGAAACTTAATAATAAAAAAGATAAAAGAAGGGACCACTAAAACAAAAGGTGGTCTGCTTCTTGCTGAATCTCATAGAGATGATATAAGATACATAGAAGCTAGTGTAACCTCTATTGGAAATGATGTAGTGGGTGTGAAAGAAAATGATAGAATATTTTTTGACAAACACGCTGGTCATAAAATAGAAATAGGTAAAGACATTTATCACGTTATTAAGCTAGAAGATATAGTTGTTGTTTTATGAAAAGGCTAGAAGCAAGAGATATAAAAGATATGAACTTGCTAAAACATTACCGTATAATACGCAAATGGGCTTGCAAAAACAACAACCTTAATGATGCTGAGTTAGAGCTTCTAATATATCTTGATTGTATGGAATATTTTTCTAAACAAGACTTTAAAATAGGTACTTATTCTTACAGTTGGGATAATAGACGTTGGAATAAGCTTTTAAAATCTGGTTGGATAAAGGTTTGGAGACATAGAAATAGAACTACTCAAAAATATAATATATATCAAGTTTCTTTTCAATGTAAGCAACTTATAAATAGAATGTACAGGATAATGCTAGGCGAAGAAGATATACCGACTAGTTCGCGAAGAAACAAAATAATAAGCGGTAATAGTTATACGGATAAAGTTTTAACTACGGCCATATATAACGTTAACAAAGATAAAAAAAGATAACTATGCCTACTTATAAGCAAGATTTAAAAGCTACAACAGGTAATGCACCTACAATGTATATTGACCCTGTTACTGGACAAGAGATTCCAAACCAACAATTAACTTATGCTACACCTGTTCCAGGAAATCAAATGGGTGTTGCTAAACCATTATTTAACGACTCAGTTACGGCTGCAGGTAATAAAATTTTTGGTAACGTAGATCAAAGACAAAGATCTCTACAAAATCAAGCAGGTGTTATTCAATCTCCAATGTATTTTAAAGATCAAACAGGTGATGGTAAAATAACGAAAGCTGATGTTATAAAAGCTAGAATAGAAGGATATAAAAAATAAATAAATAAATTATGGCAAAAAAAGCAACAAAAGCTGATACTAACGCTGGTGGCGTAGTTGGTGAAAATACAATATGGGACGGTCCATTAAGTCAAGTTGGTAGACCTCACGGTAAAGGATCTAGTAGTGGTATTAATGGTATGAAATTAAAGTTGGATAGTGTAAACTATTCCGCTGGACCTATTACACAAAAAGCAAAAAAATAAAAGATGGGTTCTTTCGGCGATATAAAACTTTATACATTAAACACAAGTGTATTAGCTATTTCGCTAGCCAATGTTGATGTAGTATTAAAGTTAACTTTATTATCTATATCTATTGGTTACACCGTACAAAAATGGTACTACTTGAATAAAAATAAAAAATAGATGGCAAAGTTAGATAAATCTAAAATGGCTTGTAATAAGCCAAAGAAAACTCCTAGTCACCCTACTAAATCACACGTCGTTAAAGCTTGTGAAGGCGGTAAGGAGAAAATAATTAGATTTGGACAACAAGGAGTTACAACTGCAGGTAAACCTAAAAAAGGTGAATCAGCTAAGCAGAAGGCTAGACGTGCTAGTTTCAAAGCTAGACACGCTAAAAATATTAAAAAAGGTAAAATGTCTGCTGCTTGGTGGGCTGATAAAGTTAAATGGTAAAATTAAAAAGTCATGAACAAAGGTAGAAAATACGATTACAAAGAAGCTTATAACAAAAATCTAACAGCTAAAGCTAGGTTACATTATTTAGAGAACGCTAGACACGATGCTGATTCTCCTGCAAAGATGGAATCTGCTAAAACAGAAAAAAAGAACTTACTTAAATACAACCCAGTTGTAAACAAAGCATCAGGATCTTTTATGTCTAAACACTCTCAGTCAGGTTTTGCTTCTCCAATTAAGAAAAAAGGCTGCAAAAAATACTAATATGAGTTTTAAGCTTAAACCACCATTTGAGTGTGATAATACTCCCATATATCAAACTGATATGGAAGAAGGTGTTTTAGGTATGGCTAATAATAATGGTACTATACTAATAAATAAATACTTGAGTCCAGCTAAAGCTAAGGAAGTTATAAAACATGAAAAAGTACATATTGATCAGATAAAACGTGGAGATCTTGATTATGACGATAATAATGTTTATTGGAAAGGTAAAAAATATTCTAGAAAAAATATGAAAGAAGGGGCTAAAAATTTGCCCTGGGAAAAAGAAGCATATAACAAGGTATGAAAAAAATATTCGAATGGCTAACAGGTGGTGTTATTAAGGAGGTTGGTAACGTAATAGATAAAATTACAACTACAAAAGAAGAAAAACTAGAGGCTCAAAGAAAAATACAAGAAATATTAGAGAAAGCTGATAACGAAGCTCAATCACAAGTAACTGATCGTTGGAAAGCTGATATGGCTAGCGATAGCTTTTTATCTAAAAATATAAGACCTATAGTTTTAATATATTTAACTTTTATATTTACGGTTTTATCTTTTGCTGATGGTAATATAGGTGGTTTTAAAGTAGATGAAGCTTATACACCTATTTTTCAGTCTTTACTGATAACAGTATACGGTGCTTATTTTGTAGGTCGTACCTGGGAAAAGAATAAAAAATCAAGTGATAATAGTAATAAATAAATAAAAAAATGTACAAAAACGTAATTACATCAGAAAATACTCCAAATACTCATAAGGAGGTTATTACTTCACAATTACCAGATCAATTATTAAAGATAGGTTCTGATGAAAACGTAGAAGCAATCAAAGAACATTTTAAGTGGGTTTTAGCAAATGACTTTTATAAAGATGAGTTAAGTGCTGAACAAATTGCAGAAATGGAAAGCTATCTACCAAGTGATTATCAAGATGAATACGAAGATTTACCGGTGTAGAAAAGTAAAATATAGTGTAACTATATAACTGTACAATAATTAAATTAAATCAAAATGAGTAAAATCAAAAAAGAACAATTAGAAAAAATTCAAGAACAACAAAGTAGGTTGCAAAGTATTTTAGTCGAGATAGGTGTAATGGAAGTTCGTAAACACGAAGCTACACACGCACAATCTGTTTTGTCTCAAGAAATAGAGGCGACTAAAAAAGAACTTGAAGAAGAATATGGAGCTATTAACATTAATATGCAAGATGGCTCTTACACTATTATTGAAAAAGAAGAAGACGATGACACAGATCTAACTGTGGTTAAATCTGAGAACTAATGAGTAGTGTAATTAGAAAAATAAGTATAGGTTCTGATTACAAAAATGATGCAATGCATTATGCTGTAGGTCAACAGGTTTATGGAGGTCATGAAATATCTCATATACTTCATAATGAATCTAATGACTCTTACAGTATTCACATCAAGAAAAACAACGAGATATTGCCATGGAAGAAGTTTAATTCTAACATGGCTGTATCTGTTGAGTATGATTTAACATATTAATGAAAAGTTTATTTGACTTTATCGTAAAGCCAGTTAATAAGCGTTACGATAATGAAATTAAAATAGGTGACAAAAGCCTTATAACTAATACTAATACAGAAGACTTTAGAGCGGTAAGTAATACAGCAGAGGTTATATCTACACCATCTGCTTATTCTACTTCAATTAAAAAAGGTGATATAATAATTATACACCACAACGTTTTTAGAAGTTTCTTTGATATTAGAGGTAAACGAAAAGATAGTAGATCTAAATTTATTGATGATTTATATTTTTGTTCACCTGACCAAATCTACTTGTATAAAAGTGATAGTAATTGGAAAGCCTTTCAAGATAGGTGTTTTATAAAACCCTTATTAGACAACAATGATCTAACACTTGATAAAGAGAGAAAGCTTATAGGAATACTAAAATATGGTAATAGTTCCTTAGAAGCTATTAAAATCGTTCCTGGTGACCTAGTAGGTTACACACCTTATGGTGAGTTTGAATTTATAATAGACGACGAGCGATTGTATTGTATGAAATCAAATGATATTGTAATTAAGTATGAACGTAAAGGAGACGAAAAAGAGTATAATCCAAGCTGGGCAAAGAGCAGTTGAAGAATTAATAAAAGTAGCTAAAGAAGCTATTGTTGATTCTGATGATGATATTTCTGCAGATAGATTAAAAAATGCTGCAGCTACTAAAAAGTTAGCTATATTTGATGCTTTTGAAATACTCAAACGTATTGAAGATGAAGAAAACATACTTAATGATAGACCTAGTGAAAAGAAAGAAAAAGCTTTCAAGGGGTTTGCTGAAGGAAGATCTAAGTAATGTACGAGCAATCATTATATAAAATATTGCCTGATTATATTAAGCCTAAAATAATAAATAAAAAAAATAGGTATAATAAGTGGGAGTACGGCTACAACGAGGAGTTTGATATTGTTGTAATAAGTAAAACTGGTAAGATCGGTGATATATACGAGATACAAAACTTAAAAATAGCTTTACCAAAACAAAAAGATGTTCACGAGTTTGAAGAAAATAAATGGAAACCTTTTGAATATCCTAAAGAACTACAGAGAATAAAAACTATATTTGATTGGAAAACATACGACGAAAGTTTTAAAGAAAAATGGTACGATTATATAGATAATGAGTTTAAACGTCGTGAACAAGGTTTTCATTTTAAAAACAATAATAAACCTACTTATATTACTGGTACTCATTATATGTACCTACAATGGAGTAAAATAGATGTAGGTAATCCAGATTTTAGAGAGTCAAATAGGTTATTTTTTATTTTTTGGGAAGCTTGCAAAGCTGATAAAAGATGCTTCGGTATGTGTTATTTAAAAAATAGACGTTCTGGATTTTCTTTCATGGCGTCTGGAGAAACAGTAAACGAAGCAACAATATCTAGTGATTCAAGATTTGGTATATTATCAAAATCAGGTCCTGACGCAAAGAAAATGTTTACAGATAAAGTTGTGCCAATATCAGTTAACTATCCTTTCTTTTTTAAACCTATACAAGATGGTATGGATCGTCCAAAAACAGAGCTTGCTTATAGAGTTCCAGCATCAAAGCTTACAAGACGAAACATAACCTCTACAGATAGACCAGAAGAATTACAAGGACTTGACACAACTATAGATTGGAAAAATACAGGTGACAACTCTTACGATGGTGAAAAACTAAAGCTATTAGTTCACGATGAAAGCGGTAAGTGGGAAAAACCTAACAATATACTAAATAATTGGAGAGTAACAAAAACTTGTTTACGATTAGGTTCTAGGATTATTGGTAAGTGTATGATGGGTTCAACATCAAACGCTTTAGATAAAGGAGGTGATAACTTTAAAAAACTTTATTATGCTTCAAACGTCGAAAAAAGAAACCGTAACGGACAGACTAGTTCGGGATTATATTCTTTGTTCATACCTATGGAATGGAATTACGAAGGATTCATCGATTCTTATGGCTTACCTGTATTCGAAACACCAACTAAAAAAACCTATGGACCATTCGGCGACGAAATAACTCAAGGTGTTATTGAGCATTGGCAAAATGAAGTTGAAGGTTTAAAGGAAGATCAAGATGGATTAAATGAATATTATAGACAGTTTCCAAGAACAGAGGAACATGCTTTTAGAGACGAGGCAAAAGAGTCTATTTTTAATCTAACTAAAATATACGAACAAATAGATTATAACGCTGATTTACATAATACATCAGCGGTAACAACTGGTAGTTTTCAATGGGAAAATGGTATTAAAGATACAAGGGTTTTATTCTACCCTAATAAAGATGGTAGATTTAAAATATCTTGGATTCCTCCAGCAAATTTACAAAACAAAATAGCTATTAAAAACGGTATTAAATATCCTGCTAATGATCACTGTGGTGCTTTTGGATGCGATAGTTATGATATATCCGGTACAGTTGATAAAAGAGGTTCTAATGGATCTCTACATGGATTAACAAAGTTTTCAATGGAAAACGTACCACCAAATTTATTTTTTTTAGAGTATATAGCTAGACCACAAACAGCTGAAATATTTTTTGAAGACGTTTTAATGGCTTGCGTATTTTACGGTATGCCAATATTAGCCGAAAATAATAAGCCTAGATTATTGTATCATTTTAAGAGAAGGGGTTATAGAGGTTACTCAATGAATAGACCAGATAAAATATATAATAAACTATCTGTAACAGAAAAAGAAATAGGTGGAATACCAAACTCTAGTGAAGATATGAAGCAAGCTCATGCTGCAGCAATAGAGTCTTACGTTGAGGAATATGTTGGTAACACACCTAATGGGTATGGTAATATGTATTTCCAAAGAACACTAGAAGATTGGGCTAAATTTAATATTAATAATAGAACTAAGCACGATGCATCTATTAGTTCTGGTTTAGCTATAATGGCTTGTAACAAAAATAGGTATACACCTGTTGCTAAAAAAGAATACAAAAAAATAGACTTAGGTATAAAACGATACGATAACAGTGGAACATCGTCAAAAATTATAAGATAAATGAAAGTATACACTAATACTAACAGCTCTTTTCCTAGCCAAGTAGTTAGCGATGAAGTAAAAGCAAGTTTAGACTACGGGATTCAAGTTGGTAGAGCTATTGAAGGAGAGTGGTTTCAAGAGGGTCGTTCTGGAAACAGATACGCTCAAAGTTATAGTAATTTTCATCAATTAAGATTATATGCTAGAGGTGAACAGTCAATAGCTAAGTACAAAGATGAGTTGTCAATTAACGGTGATTTGTCTTATTTAAATTTAGACTGGAAACCAGTACCTGTTATACCTAAGTTTGTAGATATAGTTGTAAACGGTATGTCTAATAAGTCTTATGATATTCAAACAGTAGCACAAGATCCTTTTTCTATAGAACAAAAAACTAAGTATGCTACTGCTGTTGCTAGAGATATCAATATGAATCAAGTTTTACAAGGTTTTAAAGATAACCTAGGTATAGACTTGTATAATGTTCCAGACCCAGTAGATTTACCATCAAGTAAAGAGGAACTTGATTTGTATATGCAAATGAGTTATAAGCAAACAGTTGAAATAGCTGAAGAAGAGCTTATAGATAACACATTAGCGTTAAACAGATATGATGAAACAAAAAGAAGATTAGCTTATGATTTAACAGTACTAGGTATATGTGCTACTAAAACAAGTTTTAATCAAGCTGAAGGTATTAAAGTAGAGTATGTAGATCCAGCTTATATGGTTTACTCATACACAGAAGATCCAAACTTTGAAGATATATATTATGTCGGTGAGGTTAAATCCATAACAATACCTGAACTAAAAAAACAGTTTCCAAATATATCTGATGAAGAACTTGAAGCTATTCAAGAAATGCCTGGTAATTCTCAATATATAACAGGTTGGGGTAATTATGACTCTAACACTGTACAAGTAATGTATTTTGAATATAAAACATACCAAGATCAAGTTTTTAAAATAAAGAAAACTGACAATGGTTTAGAAAAAGCTATAGAAAAATCAAGCGATTTCAACCCACCAGCTAATGATAATTTTGAAAGAGTTTCTAGAACTATAGAGGTTTTATACACTGGGGCTAAAGTGTTAGGAAATAATCATATGCTAGAGTGGAAGCTTGCTGAAAATATGACAAGACCATCTGCTGATTCTACAAAAGTAGAAATGAATTATTGTATTTCAGCTCCTAGAATGTATAAAGGTAGAATTGAGTCTATTGTTAGTAGAATTACTGGTTTTGCTGATATGATTCAATTAACTCATTTAAAGCTACAACAAGTAATGTCTAGAATAGTACCTGATGGTGTATTTTTAGATATGGATGGTTTAGCTGAAGTAGATCTAGGTAATGGTACAAATTATAATCCAGCTGAAGCGTTAAACATGTATTTCCAAACAGGTAGCGTTGTAGGTAGATCACTTACACAAGATGGTGGTATGAATGCTGGTAAAGTTCCAGTTCAAGAATTAGCTTCATCATCTGGCCAAGGAAAAATACAAAGTTTAATTGGTACTTATGAGTATTATTTAAAAATGATCAGAGATGTTACTGGACTTAATGAAGCAAGAGATGGTTCTATGCCTGATAAAGATGCTTTACTTGGTTTGCAAAAATTAGCTGCTAATGCTTCTAACACAGCAACTAAACATATACTAAATTCTTTATTATATGTTAGTCTTAGAATTTGTGAAAATATTAGTTTAAAAGCTGCAGACGTTCTAAAAAACCCAATGCTTAGAAACTCTATGGCTAATTCTATAAGTACATTCAATACTAATACGTTAGAAGAGCTTGTTAATTTACAACTACATGACTTTGGTATATATTTACAATTAGAACCTGAGGAAGAAGATAAAGCTAAGTTAGAGCAAAATGTTCAGATGGCTATACAAACTGGAGCTATATCTTTGTCAGACGCTATAGATATTAGAGAGATTAAAAACATAAAATTAGCTAACAAGTTTTTAAAACTTAGACAACAGCAAAAAATACAACTTGAACAACAACAAGCACAAGCTAACATACAAGCACAAGCGCAAGCAAACGCTCAAGCTAGTGAAGCCGCTGCTATGGCTGAAGTTCAAAAGCAACAAGCATTAACCCAAGAAAAAGTCAGTATAGAGCAAGCTAAATCTCAATTCGAAATACAACGTATGCAGACTGAAGCTCAAATAAAAAGAGAGTTAATGGCTGAAGAGTTTAATTACCAAATACAATTAGCACAAGCAAGAGCTAACGCTGAGAGAGAAAAAGAAAAAGAAATAGAAGATCGCAAGGACGAAAGAACAAGAATACAAGCAACACAACAATCTGAAATGATAGCTCAAAGACAAAACGATGAGCTACCTAAAAACTTTGAATCCGCTGGATTTGATAATCTCGGAGGTTTTGGACTAGAACAGTTTGAACCTCGTTGAGAATAAATTTTTAACTATTTAATTATATTATATTATGTCACAAGAAAAACAAGAGGGAGAGTTTTCTTTAAAAGGTAAGAAAACTAAACCGAAAAATTTAGGTAAAACACAAGAAGGACCTATTAAAGTAAACTTATCTACTCCAGTTGAAAAACAAGTAGCAGAAGAAGAAAAAGATGTTACTAG